GCCGAGAAGACTGAGAAGTACGACCACATCGAGTTCCTGAATTCCGACTTCTGTTCTGGCAAAATCAAGATTATCCTCGGTTCACAGTTGGACCAGGAGCTTTCCGCGCTGCAGTGGGACCTTGAGAAAGGTAAAGAGCTCCTTATTCGTACTGGTCGACTCAAAGAAGACCCGAGCTGTGCTAACCACTTGTGTGATGCTATGCTATACTCTTGGCGTTACGCATACCACTACTGGGCTAAGCCTGTATCCATGGAGGTACAGCAAGGAAGTCCAGAGTGGTGGATTGAAGAAGAGAAGAGACAGCTTGCCGCGTATCGCGAGAAGCTACAACGGGCTCAGAACACGGACTACCTGAAAGAACAATTCCGCCAGCTGAAGAGAGCTGACAAGACAAGAGGACTTCTCTATGGACCTAAATGAACTCGATAAGCTGATGGAGATGATGAAGAAGTACGGAGTAGTGGTTTACAAGCACACGAAACCTGACGGTGGGACACTGAAACTAGTTGCTGCTCCTCCTGAAGCTACATCTAATACTGGTATCTGGGTGAACAAAGACTCGGAAGAGGACGATACACCAGAAACAGAGGTTGATAAGTCTGTCGGCTTCAACCCATATTCTAAGTTTAATCTACACGATTACGAATGAGGTAACTAATGGACGACTCTAAGCTCATTACTGACGCGGACTATGTCTGGTGGGAGGGTCCTAAGAAGGGCGCCCCGGACGAGAATGCGTACATTGAAACGTGCCGAGCGAATTCGCTGATGGAGCACATGCGGTCTCTAGAGGAGTCCCACCGAGAAATCCATCGACAGAATCTTTTCAACTACCAGCTGTACTCGAACCGCTTCCTTGCGTCCTTTGACTGGGGAACTGGACTTCTGACGGCAGCTTCTCTGGCTCCTGTATCACAAACTACGGACAACATCGTTCTGGAAATTTGTGACGCCGGCATGTCGGAGATTGGAAAGGCTCGACCTAAGGCTAAACCCATCTGCCACGGAGCTAGTTGGAAGACTCGACAGAACGCCCGTAAGCTGGACAAGTTCCTGTACGGCGAGTTCATTCGCAACCGTGTATACGACGACGTTGGTAAGTCTGCTCTCCTGAACGCAGAGGTTTGTTCCTTCGGTGCAATCCTTGTTGAGATGGAAGAGACCCCCCAGGGTCCGAAGGCTAAATACACCAGCGTATTCCCCGATGACCTGCTTATTGACCAGCAGGAAGTTGTTGCAACGAAGAAGATTTGGCATATCATCCACCGCCAGGTTCTACCTGCTGAGGTAGTAGCTGCTACGTGGGGTATTAGTCTCGAAGAGGCTAAGGAATCTGCTGAAACCTTCAACCAGTATCTCTCTTACCGTCCCAAGGACAAAGACTTTGTGGTCGTGGGTACTGCGTGGCGCATTGCTGCCGACGGTGTACCGGGCCGTAGAGTAGTGGCTATCAAGGATAGAATTCTGGAAGACACTGTTTGGGAGCATGAATGGGTTCCATTCGTATTCTTGCACTGGCAGCGTCCTCTCCAGGGCTTCTATTCGGCCTCCCTTGTTGAACAGGTCCTTCCAGACCAGGTTCGTCTAAACGAGCTCAACGATGTAATTGAGGAAGCCCAGAACATTATGTGTGGGCCTCGAGTCTTTGCACAGAAAGGTTCACAATTGAACCCAGTTGCACTTGACAACATCATAGGTAAGGTGGTATACTATACGGGTCAAATGCCAGAAGCTCAGACCTGGCCGGCTGTAAGTGCCGAGCTGTATACTGAGCGGGAAAGACTGCGTCAGAACGCATTTGCTAAGGTTGGTCTGAATCAGGCAGCTGCTGGTGGTAATGCCCCGGCGAACGCCCGCTTCGATTCTAGCCCAGCTCTCCGTGAGTGGTCTGCTGTACAAGACAACAGACTGGCTGACATCACCCAGCGCTACGAGCGTATGTTTCTCGACCTTGCTGAGATGACTATCAAGGTAATCAAGGCGTCCGGAACTAACCCTACTACTGTGTGGTATTCTGGTGGCGTACGTAGCCGAGCTGAGAAGATTAAGTGGGATGATATCGACCTCGAAGAGGATTCGTACACGATGATTCTTGAGGCCGCTAGCTCCTTCGCTATGACTCCTTCGGCAATCCGTGATGACCTGGAAGCTAAGCTGGCTCGTGGAGAGATTTCTCCGGAACAGTACCAGAAGCAACTTCGCAGTCCTGACCCCGACAATGAACTCAGCATTCTGTCTGCTGCTGCAGAGAATCTCGATTTTACGCAGGAGAGACTTGAGAATGGTGAGCGCGTACCTGTTGACCCGGCACAAGACCTGGCGTCAGGTATTGAACGAATGACACTAGCGTACCTCAACCTGGACCAGTATGAAGACGTTCCAGTAGAAGTACGAGAAGCTTTCCTCGAATGGATTGAGGAAGCTAAGATGTGGGCTCAGCGCGGTTCTGAGACCGACCCAATGATGCAAGCCGCACCGCCTGCTGCACCAGCTCCAATGCAGATGGCTCCTCCAATGGGAGCACCCGGTCCAATGCCGGGAATGGGAATGTAACACATGACTACTAGTCCAGAAGCTACGAACGCTGAGACTCCCGATGCTGCTAATACCGACTCTACTGCTGTATCTAATTTCATTTCTGCTGCTACCGCTGCTGCAAATGCTCCTGGAGATGTTGACCCGCTAGCCGCGTACTTGGCTCAGTATGAAAAGGATGAGTTTGCTGATGAGGCCCAAGAGTATCTATCTGATGAAGAAATTGCTGCTGAAATTGCTGCGCAAGTTCCGCAAGACAGCACGGAAGATACTGAACAGACCGAAGGTGAAGCCAACCCTTATGCTGAAGCCGAGCAACGACTCCTCGCGCGTGAAGAGGCTGTACGTAAGCAAGAAAATGACTTCGAACTCAAAGTAAAGGAAGCTGTAGCGCGTCGAACCGATTTCCGTGGAAAGAAGGCGGATGAAGTTCTTAAGTCTCTTGGATTTGACCCTGAGCTGGTATTGAAGGAGATGATGTACGAACGTGCATCGGATACCAATCCAGTCAAGGGTAAGCTGAGAGAAGAACTCCGCGACATCCACACCAAACGTGAACTTGATTCTATGCGAGCAGAGCTGGAATCTGCCCGCGTAGTTGAAGCCCAGCGTCAGTACTTCCAGAGTATTGACTCCGGTGCTAGAGAGTATGTATCTACAAAGGTTGATGAGAAAGTAACCCCGATTTTCGCTGAGGTCGCTAAGACCAAGCCGGAACGTGCACACCAGAGAGTTATGCAGGTAATTCTCGAGGATGCTCGTGAGAGGCTCGCCAGAGGTGAAGACGGTGAACCACTAAGTTTCGCTGACGCTGTGAAGCGTGTCGAAGCTGACTGGTCTGATTTGGCTGGAATCTTTAGAAGCAAGAAAGACGCAGCTGTTTCGAACGACAAGAAAGCCGTAACAGTCCCAGTAACTAGACCTGTAAAGACAACTAAACCAGTAGTAAAGCCCGCGACCGAGCTCACCGTTGAAGATGAAATCAACGCTGGTATTGAGAAGGCCAAGAAGACCTTCTACCAGACCGAAGCTAAGGCTCGTGGCATTACGAAACGCTAATAGGAACTGAAAATGGCTGCTGCATCTACTCGCGCTGCTCTGACGGATATGTTTAAGACTATCTACTCGGGGCGCGACCTCACTAACTTTTCGAAGCGAAAGACTCCCCTCGGTGACAAGGTCGTCAAGAAGGACGACGTTTACGGTAACGGACTTGAGATTCCGTTCAACGGTGGTCTGAACTGGGGTATTTCGCCTACTCTTACCTCCACTACTGACCCCCTGGCTACGTCGGGTGGTTTCAAGAAGTGGACGATTACGGACACCAAGCAGCTTTACGGCCGCTTGACGCTTGACAACCTTGGCATGATGAGAAGCAAGAAGGATATTGGCGCGTGGCTTCAGATGCGTGCGAAGGAGACCGAGGAAATCCTCGCCAACATGAAGATGCAGAGACTGGGTCACCAGCTCTGGGGCGATGGCTCGGGCGCTCTTGCTCAGGTTGTGTCTGTAACCGGCGCTAACCCTGTTACTGCGATTACGCTTGCGTTCCCGGACGCGGTGCACTTCGACGGTTTCCTTGGGGTGGCGGCTACTGGTAAGCAGCGCATCTACTTCGCGACCAACGCGAACAAGCTCTCGGGTGGTAAC